GCAAAAGATATAACCCTCGGGTGATATAGAGCAAGCCCGCGCATCGCGGGCTTTAGCAACTCGAATAGCATTCCTATATTTCTGGTCAGCGGTCATTTTACACATTAGCTTAGCAAAGGCCATATGGTGCTTACGCCGCATATTTTTATCTAACTTGACAACATCAAATTCAAACCCACGTGTATGTTTTCCACCACGCGTGATGTCAAGGAGCATACGCTGCCATCCACCAGCATAAACATCCATACCAACCGCGGAAAAAAACTTCCCATGGTTAGCATAAAATTTACGTATAAAGTCACCAAAAAGTCTGCGGCAAGTCACAACTTGAGGGAAGCAACTTGCAGCAAACAATCTGGTGGACGCAGTTTCACACACGACCTTATTAAACTCTCGTTTTTCTGTTTTGAGAGAGTGCCGTGCGGGCCAAAGAACAGTATGTCCGTCCATGGTGCATTTCCAATCGAAATTGCACCATGAATCGAACAACAAAGGTTGTTCGTCAATTAACTCACGTTTAGTTTTAAACTCACGCGAGAACAACGAACCAGGACTAGTTGAAAAGTCCAACGGTTCAAGTACACCGTCAGAATCTTTTATTCCATCTAAAGCCTGTTGTTGAGTTAACAGGTTTATAGTGGGGCAAAAACGTCTTATAACATTAGAAACAAACATTTTTGCCTTACGATAGGACCGCGCATGTATCTGCACGTCACGCTTCTCGATTTTATCAATCTGTGATCGATAAGCTCTCATATTCATGACGGCAGGCAAATGCGTCCCGCGCTCCTGAAAATCAACAGAAGTTCGGAACAACTCGTAATCCAAATCAGGCGACAGATCAGAACGAAACATCGCTTGTGGACCACGAGCATATACATAATAACCTAGATAATCACCCTCACACCTCTCCACTCCAGATAGTAGAGGTATGAGGGTTACTGCCGGTTTAAAACACCGGCCCCACCAAAATCAGAACCACCTCCATAGTTAGAGACACAACGATGAGCTGTACCAATACCATGTGGTGGTCTACCTTCGACATGGAAACCAACTATCGATTTTCCAAAGTCGTCCGAGTTGGCATACACGAAAGATCCGCACATGCCAGCCCAATTATCACACTCATAGCTAATGGTGTCGTTTTTCACAACAGAACTCTTTAGCGGATAACCAAAAGTTTCCCATCTGTTACCAACTAATTTCCAACCACATAGCCAAAGCGCTTTGGTGCCAACGTATGTGCCAGGTTCAAGAACCCTGTGACACATTTTCGTTACATTATCCAGTCCAGTGCCCACACCTATAAAAGCACAGTCATAACCTTCACGTTCTATACTAAAGACCTTAGCAACGGAACCTTTATAATTACGACCACGCAAAAA